ATGAGTACAGTCAAAGGTTATAAACCACATGACAATCAGAGGAGCATTCATGATGCCATCAACCATGGCCATGAGAAGTATTATGCTCTGAACATTGGTAGGCAGTTTGGCAAGACTATGCTTGGCATCAACCAACTCCTTTGGTGGGCCATCAATGACAAAGGTTGCAAGATTGCTTGGGTTACTCCAGTTTATAAGCAAGGCAAGAAAGTATTCTCTGAAATGGAGAGGGCAACCACAGCAAGTGGATTGTTTACTTTCAATAGATCAGACTTGATGATCTCAGGCTTTGGCTCAACAATTGAATTTTTCTCTGGAGAGAGACCAGACAATATCCGAGGTAATACATTCGATTACATGGTTGTTGATGAGATGGCATTCACCAGACCAGAGCTTTGGGATGAGGTCTTGAGTGCAACAGTCCTGGTCAAAGGAAAGAAGGTTATATTCATCTCAACTCCAAAAGGGAGGAATCATTTCCATAAGCTTTGCATGCAGCCAAACTATGATGAGAGATATGCGTACTTTCATTTTACATCTTATGACAATCCAATGATTGATCCAAGGGAGTTGGATGAGAGAAAGCGGTCCCTACCAGATTATGTGTTCCGGCAAGAGTACTTGGCTGAGTTCATTGATAATGCCAGTGGTATATTCAGAAACGTATCTGATTGCATTGGCACTGGAGCCAAGACATCAAAGATGTATGCTGGCCTTGATATTGGTAGAGCTGATGACTACACTGTGCTCACAATTATAAACCAGGATGGAAAGATGGTTGCTGCTCATAGATGGAGACACGATGAGTGGAGCAAGATCATTGAGAAGGTGGCAACACTGATTAAGCAATACAATGCAACCACATTGGTGGAGGTCAATAATCAAGGTGATGTATTCTTTGAGATGCTGGCAACCAGGTGCAAGAATATGATTCATCCATTTGTCACTACCTCCAAAACAAAGCCGATCATCATTGAGGATCTTGCTGTGGCATTTGAGCAATCAGCAATATCAATTGTGAATGAACAATGGTTGATAGATGAGCTTGAGAATTTTTCTTATATTTACAATCCAAATACCAGGAACGTGACTTATTCTGCACCAGCTGGATTGCATGATGATGGTGTCATCTCAACAGCATTGGCTTGGAACTGCAGAAAGGAATACAGCAACAGAGGAAGATATATGGCTTTGAGAGTATGAAAGAACTTGAGATAAAACTACCGGCATCAATTGCTGAATGCACTCCAGATCAGATGGCTAAGTGGCTGATGATGGCAGAGGCTATGAAGGACCAGAAGGATGACATCACTCAGTTTCTAATCTTCCAATGTCAGTTGCTTAGTTTATTCTCTGGAGAGTCAATCAACAGAATCAAGAGAGCTGATGTCAATAGCATTCAAGCTGCATCTGCTCACATGCTCCAGATATTAACATCTTATAATTACCAGGAGCCAAATGAGATCATTGAGATTGAAGGCAAGCAATTCAGATTTGAGAAAAACTTTGGACACGTTTCAACTGGACAGATCATTGACTTAAAACTGATTGAGGATATCAGTCAAGATCCATGTCAAGCATTGGCAATCATGTATGTTGAGAAAGGAATGGAATATTGCCAGGAGGATGACAGAGGCAGATTGCTCAATCCTAATGAAAATAGATACAAGTTATTCAAGGAACATTTTCCAGGTGATGAGTTTCTAAATTTTTTCAGTTTTTTTTTGGACTTATCAGAAAAGCGGAGGATGGCTATCTTAGGAATTCAGACAGCGAGGGCGAAGATGGAGATGATGCAGATAGCTCAAGACCAGAAGATTCAGAGTGGTTTAATTGGACAACTATCTTACATAGACTATCCAAAGAAATGGGAATCAGTTTGGACAAAGTTACGCAACAACCTTATGTAAAGACTTTATTCTGGATGAACTACTTTAAGATAGTGGATGAAAAAGAACATCAACGCATATTAAGTAATGGCAGATCTTGATTTTCTTGATGACTTTGGGATCACAGCTGGTGATGCTGAACAGCCACAAACTGTTTATGATAGATTCTTGATTGATCTATCCAATCAGCTGGCAACAGAGTTCAGAGATTACACAAAGAAAGTTGCCAACAATACTGGAGGATTGGCGGCTTCCATTATTCCAGTTCCAACTGGTAATCTGTCATTTAGATTAGAGGCTGATGATTATTATCCATTTGTGGATCAAGGTGTGAATGCGGTTGGCACCAACAACTATGGCAGTCAATTCTCATTCAACTATCCGGGTGTATCTCACAACATGGCAACAGCAATCAGTCAATGGAAAGGACTTGAGATGTCACATGCATATGCTGTTGCATCTAATATCAAGCAACGAGGATTGAAGCCAAAGAGAATCACTGACAATGTCATCACTGATGAGGTATTGACTAAGATAGCAAATGACTTGGCTGAGATTACCGGGTTGATGTTTGAAATTAAATTTGATAAAAATACAGAAACATGGCAATAACCATATATGATGAGCCGCAACTAATTGCACCAGCTGGCAATCCATTCGTCTTCACATTTAGCAGTAATCAGACAGCTCAACCAAATTTCAGCTTTGTAGTTGAGGTTTATCTTGATGCTCAATTAAGATTGACTCAAGAGGTATTCAGGCAATTTAATACTCTTGGCCGAATTGATGTATCTGAGGCTGTGCAGAGTGTGTTGAGCAATCCACCAATATCAACAGATATTGAGACTCCAGTTACAATGCCAACAGTGTCAATCACAGTCTATGAAAAATATGGAACTCCACCAGCTGTTATAATAGCTTCATCAACAAACAGCTCTGGCATAAGTGCTTTCAATGCAGCTCTTGAATATCCACAATGGATTGCTTTTGATTATCAAGATTATGATCTCAACTTTACTAATGATGCTTTATTCTTAACATATTTTCCAAGATCAAAAAGAGCTCTTTGTGGTAATGATGAAAATTTTTATCTTGGATATTATAACAGTCAAGGTACATCACTTGAGATGATAGTGGCATTGAAAGACATAAGTGGATCAACAATTATTAGTGATTCATATTCTGTTGGCACAGATGAATATAACATTCTTAATGTTGGGCCTCAAGTTATTATTGCCAACACAACCATCACTCAGAATAATTTTGACACATGTTATTACTATGAGATATATTTAAGGGATATTCCAAGGACAATTAAAACAGAGGTATTTAAGATTTACATGGATACTGAATGCAAGAGATATGATACATATAGACTGCATTGGTTGAATAAGTTTGGATCATTTGATTCATTCACATTCAGCCTTGTGTCAACCGAAGCTGCTAATGTCCAGAGCTATGGATATCAGAGAGATCCTGGAGTATGGGATGGAACAAGCTACACATATCCATTGTATGCTGGTCAAGCAATTAACTTTGCCAAGACTAAGACTGAGACATTGACATTGAACTCTGACTGGATCAACCAAGAGATTCAACAATGGTTGGTGAAATCTTTGTATGATAGTCCATTGGTATATCTTGAGCAAAACAATGGGACTGAATTTGAGCCAGTAAAAGTGACCAATACAAGCTATCAGCTGAAGACAAGGAAAAGAGATGGCTTGATGCAAGAGCAGATTACAATAGATAGAACATTCACATATAGATCTCAACTTAACTAATGGCTGGAGAATTATTCATTAATGGACGATTGGTTGACATTTACCAAGATGCTCCCTTTCCATTGACATTCAATATCAGTGATATTAAGGATCTCAATGCAAGGAAGGGCAACAAGTCAAAGACAATCACATTACCAGGTACCAAGAGCAATACAGCTCTCATGCTTAGTGTGTTCACATTGAGTGCGACACAACCATTGGATGATTCTGATTCTGATTTCATTGACTTTGATCCAAGCATAAAGGCAGAGGCACAATACTATCAGAATGGATTGCTTGAGTTTAATGGTGTTGCTCAGTTGATGAGCTGTAAATTAATGGATGGAGTCTGGTCCTTTGATATTACTCTTGTGAGTGATACGATTGACTACATCTCAAGGCTGGCAAAGATTAAGGTCAATGAGCTTGGATTCAGTGAGTACAATCATGCTCTGATTTATGATAATCAACAAGACACTTGGAATGGTATTATCCAATTGAATGGATCACCATCCAGCAATCAAGACTCACAAGGGTGGACTGGTAGAGGTTATTACTACGGCTTGATTGATTACGGGTTCCCACGTCCATCAGCTTCCACCTTTGGAGTTGAGCACATCCCTCCACAAGTATTTTGTTATGAGGTATTAAAGAAAGCATTTGATTATGCTGGCATAACATGGGATTCAAATTTTCTTGAGAGTCAATTATTCAAGAAGTTATTGATAGCATATCCTGGTGGAGATTTACCAACCATAACACAAGCTCAAGCGGATAATGAATCTGTGTTTACAACACAAGACAATAGCACAACATCGAGTGGATATTTTTTAAGTAATGGATTTGGAGGATCTGGTGTTTTGTTTTATACAGAGCCAAATCAGCCAAATGTTATAATATTTAATGACTATGAGATTTTGGCAAATTATGCAGCCACAATCAATCAAGATAATTTAAGTCAAGCTCAAGAGGCATCACCATTAAAGATTGTTTGTGCATCAACTGGTTTATATAATATTCATTATTTTGGAGATCATGATGTTAATATTGCAATAACCGGGAATGGATCTGGAGCTTTTTCAGTGAATGGAGATTATGAAGTATTATTTTTAATTTACAAGAACAACGTATTGATCAGTAATGACACCATCTATTCGGGAGTTATGTCATCAGCAACTACATCTGTTACTTTCTCATTTGACTATACAAGAGGATTGAATGTTGATTATAATGATGTATTGAGATTTGAGGTACGTTTCAGAATCAACAATTGCTATATTTCAAGAACAGGCATGACTTATTCAAATACATTGGTTCAAATTTTATCCAATACATCTGATCTTGATATATTAAAACAGCAACAATCATTAACAGCTGGTGGCACAGTTTATTTAGATGCCTTCCTTCCAGACATGACATGCGATCAATTCTTTAAAGGATTGGTAACTGCATTTAATTTGTATGTCAAGCCAAGTAATGCAGATGCAACCATTCTTGAGATTGAGCCATTGGCTGATTTCTACAATGCCAGCGGTGATGCAATTGATTGGAGTGAAAAATTAGATAGAGGCAAGGAGATTAAGATTGAGCCAACTATAAATTTCAGCTCAAAGAATTACAAGTTCAATTTTGAGCAAGAGGATGACTATTGGAATCAAAGATATTTTGAAGATGTCAAACAGCAATATGGATCATTCTTGATTCAAAGTCAGAGTCAATTTGCAGTGAATGATACAGAGTTCAAACTGCCATTCTCTCAAAAATTATTGGCTGCCATTCCAGAAGATTCACCAGGATCATTTACCGACTTGATTGTGCCAAGATCATTCCAGGTTAAGTTCAATGAGGATGGATCAAGTGTGGTTGAAAAGAAAAAAGGCAAGCCATTCATTGTGCAGCTTGGAGGATTAAGGATTGGAGATTGGACACATAGAGATGAGGATGGTGTGTTGAGTGTTGAGACATCATATCCTTATGTTGGTCATTTGGATAGTCTTGATTCACCAACATTTGACTTCAATTTTGGGATTCCGAATTATGTATTCTGGTCCACAACAAGCTATCCAACAAATAACTTATATCTGTATCATGAGAAGTTCATCAAGGAATTGATATCAAGATTTGGAAAGCAAATCAGCTGCTCAGTTATGTTGAGACCATCAGACATCAATAGTCTTGATTTCAGAAACTTAATTAACATTGATGGTGTTGTATATAGGTTACTAAAAGTTAGTGATTATCAGAGTGGAAAGAATACCTCAACTATTGTCGAACTAATCCGCATAATAGAGGGAGAGGGTATTCAGACAACTATTGTGACTCCACCTTATGATCCATATACAGATCCAAATACAAGATTTACAGAGGATAGTCAAACAAGAATGACAGAGGATAATCAAATAAGATTTATAAATTCATAAACAATGGGAGTTAAAATTTCAGACTTATCACCAAAGGGCAGTAAAATTGCATCAACAGATCTCATTGAGGTTGCTGTTGTATCTGGTGGTGGATACGTTTCAAGATCAGTAACTGGATCGCAAATAAATGAAGTGAGCTTGGATACCACTCCACAGCTTGGAGGTGATTTGGATGTAAACGGTCAAGCCATTACAAGTTCGGTAAATGGAAACGTTATAATAACGCCAAACGGCACTGGTCATATTGCAGTAGGTTTTGGCTCAACAAATAATCCACCAATTAGGTTTTATGAATCATCGGCTAATGGTACAAATTCAATAGGTATAAAAGCCCCCGCAACGTTGACTGCTGATAGTACCTATACATTACCAACAGCAGATGGAACAAGTGGACAAGTTTTACAAACAAATGGAACGGGAACATTAAGTTGGACAAATAACGATTCGGGTTTAACTGTTAATTCAACAGCGATAACTTCAGGAACTGCTGGGCGTGTATTCTTTCAGAATGCTTCAAATCAATTGTCTCAAAGTGCTAATTTATTTTGGGATAATACAAATAATAGATTAGGAATAAATACAGCTACTCCAACAGTTGCTTTAGATGTTGCTGGTGCTGGAAGAATTGTTACTAACTTAGGTGGAAGTGGAACTTCATTTAGTGTTTTTTTTAGTTCAACTGAACTATTTAGGGTATCTGAAAATGCAATTGTTAGATTTAATACTTGGAATGCTTTTACAAGTGGAGCTGCATTAACAATAAACGGAGGCAGTGGTACAACTTCGGCTGTTTCTATTTCTGCCTCAAACGTTTACGATACATCAAATGCTACGCGTAATCTTTTACGAATTGCAAATGGTATTGCACACACTTCGGGAAGTACAAGTGACACAAGAATGTTAACCATTGATCAAACTATTAATGTAACTGGTGGAACAAGTACAGTAAGAGGAATATATTACAATCCAACATTAACATCGATAACTGGAGTTACACATAGAGCTATTGAAACAACAACTGGAAGTGTTATATTTAATTCAACAAGTGGGAATGTAGCTATTGGAGGTACGTCTTTTGGTACGAGTTCAGATAAAGTATTAGCACAATATACGGGAACGGCTCCGGGTTCTTCACCTGCAGATGCTTATCAACAATATTCAGCAGATATAACAGCAGGAAATGCTGCTCCACATTTTAGAACTGAAAACGGAAATGTTGTTAAGTTATACCAAGAAACAACTGGAGTTGCTGCGGCTACATTTGTAGCGAACACTTCAGCAATAGTTGATGACACAGCAACGTTTGATGGGTATACAATAGGTCAAGTAGTAAAAGCATTAAAAAATTTAGGTATTTTAGCATAAAAAAATATTATGGCAATTTTAATTAAAGGAACAACAGAAAAGCAAATTAAATTATCAGGAACTGATATAACAATTCCTGAAATTTATGGGCGTGTGGAGTTTGTAGGACGTGCAAATGGCACTACTTTGGAAATAGGTATTATAACTTATGTAAGTGAGCAAACATTTGAAGAGAATAAAGTAGTATTCACAGACGTTGAATCACGCTCTTTAACGGCTAATTTAGAGCCTAACGAAACACAATCATTGGAGACAGCTCATAAGTACGCTAAAATCGCTTATGAGGGACAAGGGTACGAAGTAATAATTGATTTAAAATAAATAAAAAATGGCAATAGCTAACAGCGTGCTAACAGCACAACAAGGAACTTTTATAGTTAATAACACAGTTGCAAAAACTGTTGATCATGATGCAATTGTGGTCTTAGAGGATACAGTATTCTCAGCAATTAGAGTTGCGGGTACAGATGTCAAATCAACTTACATTGCGGCAACAGCAACAGCAGTGAAAGCTGGTGCAATCATCAGACCAATTAATGGTGCAAAGTTTAGTGGTGTCACATTGACATCTGGATCTGTTTGTTTGGTGTTATGATTGGATACGGCAATAGTATTTTTTTAGCAACACATGGCATCTTAGCCAGATCAGCCTCTGGAACACCCGTTGACCCTGATGCACAAGCATTCATCACAGCGGCTGCAATAACAGACCCAACACAACAAGCGGCTATTAATACTTTGGTAGTTGACTTGAAAGGGTATTCTATTTGGTCAAAAATGAAGGCGGTTTATCCATTTGTAGGTGGAACGGCGACATCAATGAAATGGAACTTAAAAGACCCTCGAGATTTAGATGCAGCATTTAGATTGACTTTTCATGGTGGTGGTAGTTGGGATAATAATGGTTATACTCCAAATGGTTCTAACGGATGGGCAAATACTTATTTAATTGCAGATAATACATTAAATATTTCAAGCGGTCATTTATCAATATATTCAAGAAGTAATTTAAATGGTGGTTATGACATGGGGTGTGTTACAGCATCTGTTGGTGTTGCTGAAAACTCAGTGATTTCAAGATGGACTGATAATAAATTCTATGCTAATTACGGATTACAGACATATCCAAATGTAGCAAATACAGATTCAAGGGGTTTATTTATAGCCAATAGAAATTCTGCTACAAATACAACAGGTTATAAAAACGGAAGTAAAGTAATTGATACAGCTCAAACAAGTTCAAGATTATCATTAAAGATAATGCCAATAGGTGCGTTAAATAATGATGGCTTAATGCAAAACTGGTCTAATAGACAATATTCTTTTGCTTCAATAGGTGATGGCTTAACAGACACCGAAGCGGCTAACTTTTACACAGCGGTACAAGCATTTCAAACAACTTTAGGACGTCAAGTATGAAACTAACACAACTAACAGCAGAACAAAAGTCAACCTATGTAGGTTTATTAACTGAGCTACAAAAAGACGAATTAGTCGGACAATGGTATGCACCAGACTCTTATTTTAATCCTATTCAAGATGCTCAAGATAACTGGATTATTTCAGTAGAAGAAATGGAGCAATGCGTTAATCCAGACTATCTTTGGGTTAAAGACCTTGACTTGATTCCCTACGAACCTAAGCCAACACCACCATTCCCACCAATAGAAAATTAAACCATAACTAATGGCAGAAAAAACAGCGGTATTCTCACTCAAGGTTGATACTGGTAAATCTGTTCAAGATATTCAAGCCTTTGATAAGGCTGTTGAGGATTTGAACAAAGATTTAAAAGATACATCCAAGACAGCAACAGATGCCTCCACAAAAGGAATGGAGACATTTGATCAGAAGCTTGCTGAGCTTAATCAGAGACTTGAGGATGGTGGATTGACCATGAGAGAGATGACCAAGCTCATGAAAGAATATCAGAACTTGGCAGCCAGAGCTGGAGCAGAGAGCCCGGTTGGAAAGCAAGCCATTTCAAATGCTGCTGGATTAAAGGATGAGATTGGCGATCTTAAAGCTCAGACAACAGCACTCTCATCTGATTTTGTTGGATTAGATACCACATTGAAAGGAGTTGAAACTGGTGCTGCTGCATTCCAGGGTATTCAATCAGCTGCTGCATTGGCTGGTGTTGAGAATGAGGCTCTTGTTCAAACAATGGTTAAATTGCAAGCTGTCCAGGGACTTGTTAACTCAGTTTCAATCATAGCAAATAATCTTAACAAGGAGTCAATCCTTGGATTGCAATTAAGAAATGGACTTGAGAAAGCTAAGAATTTTATAATGACTGGCAGTATTGCTCCAGCATTGGCTGGAGTTGCGGCTACACAAGCTCAGACTGGTGCAAATGTTGGACTTGCCACAGCAACTGGAGGAGCAACAACAGCAATGAAGTTATTTAGATTAGCATTGATTGGCACTGGTATTGGTGCTATTGTGGTTGCTGTTGGTTTATTGATTGCAAATTTTGATAAGGTATCTGCAGCTGTTATCAAAGCTTATAATTGGTTTGATAAACTTGGACCAAAAATAAAAATTCTTTCTGCAGTTATTTTAGGATTGGTAAGTGGTCCTTTGTTAATATTTGTCGGAGCTATTTATGGTGCAGTTAAAGCTCTTGAATATTTTGGAATCATTGATGATGCTCAGACAGCCAAGATGAAAGCTAATGCCAAGGCCAAGACAGATTCCACAGAAAAAGAGATGAACAAAAAGATTGCAGCTGAGAAAAAGAAAGCTCAAGCTGTGGATGACAATCTATCCTTTGAAATCAGAAAAGCTCAAGCAGCTGGAAAGAATACAGAGGAGATGGAGGAAAAGAAACTCAAAGCAGCATTAAAATCTGGTAGATCAATTCTTGAAATGCAGAAACAAAAGATCAGAGCTTATGAGGAAGAGATTGCATTGCTTAAAAGAACTGGAGATGCAGATAGTGATCGAGCTAAGAAACTTGAGAAGTCACTCAAAGAAACAAAGAAGGCATCTTATGAACAATACAAAGAAAACAAAAAGAATGCTCAAGATTTAACCATTGCTCAGATTGAGGAAGATAAAAAAAGAGATGATGCAAATAAGGCAGCTTATGAGAAACGCAAAGAAAGAATCAAAAAACAAAAAGAGGATGAACTCAAGAGATTAAAAGAAATTGCAGAAGCTGAGAAGGCAGCCAATGACAAAAGAATAAAAGAGGAAGATGATCGCTTTGCTCTTTCAATGGAATTGATGCAAGCAGGTTTTGAGAAAGAATTACAAGAGCTTGTCATCCAATCAGACAAAAGACTTGAACAAGCTCATGGAGATAAAGCTCTTGAGGCTCAAGTTGAGATGCAATTCCAAATTGACAAAGCTGATTTGATAAAAAAATATTCTGATATTGAGCTTGCAAAATTGGCTGAGACAGAAGCTAAAAAGAGAGAGATCAGAGAAAAATATACAAGGCTTTTCAATTCAGATAAGGACAATGAATTAATGGATCTGAGAGCTACTTATGAAAGTGAGAAAGATATTGCATTGAATGCTTTGAAAGCTGGTCTGATTGATGAGGAAACTTATCTTGATAGAGAGAATCAACTGACTGAAAAATATAAAAAGAAAAAAGCTGAGATTGATAAGAGGTATTCTGATATTGAGAAAGAGAATGCAATCAAATCAAGAGAGGAGCAACTTAAGGGAGTGACTCAAGCAATTGAGGGAGCTCAAGAGGCATTGAATCAATTGAAGGATTTGAATGCTTTGATGAATGAAATTGATCAAGCCAGGTTGAATAAGATTGCAGAGAATCGAGATGCTGATCTTGCAAACTTGGATGCTAAGTTACAAGCTGAATTGAATCAAGAAGGATTAACGGCTGATCAGAAAAAACAGATTGAGGAAAAATTTGCTAAGCAAAAATATGATGTCCAACTCAAAGCCTATGAGGAGGAAGAGAAAATCAAGAAAGCTCAATTCAACAGAGATAAAGCATTGAAGCTTGCACAGATTGCTATCGACACAGCCAGTGCAATTGTTAAGGGGATTGCTCAGTTTGGGCCACCACCATCTCCAGCTGGTATTGCTGCCATTGCAAGTGCTGGTCTTATTGGATTGACTCAAGCCTTGGCTGTTATGAATCAAAAATATCAGTCAGGAACTGCACCAACTCCACCACAATTATCAACTGGAGGAGGAGGAGGTCAAGCTGGTGCCGGTGCAAGTTCATTCACAGCCAATACCAATACTCAGACAACTGACTTGACACAACTTGGGCAAGGTCAACAAGGTCAAACAACCACAACACAAGTTGTTGTCTTGGAATCTGACATCACAAATACACAAAACAAAGTTCAATTACAAGAAGCTAAAACTACATTTTAATTTTAATCCAATTGGAATTATTTTGTGTCCAGAAATTATCACCAGTTGAGAAACATCCTTGTAAGGCTATCAATTCTTTTGCTTTGTCAATGGATGGCACAGATACCTTGCAATTAAATCCTTCCTTTGATGGAACTTTGTACACATTACAATAGATTGATTTTATGAAATGGTTGTCATTCTGCCAGTTGATATTGTCAAATAGATCAATCAGCTTTTTGCTGTTCATCATAACTGGAGTATGTGTCTCATAGTTGTACGCAGTAAAGCTGTTATGTTTCAAGAATTCCAAAGTATTCTGTTGAGCAATCTGTGTATGTGGAGGATGTTCTGGATTGACAACTATTGATCCCATGTTAATGGCCACATGAGGTTGCCATATCTTTGTAATGAAAAAATCTTTGTTCATATAGATGAAATCACCTCCAATATTCCTTGCAAAAGTCAGAATCCTATTTGTCACATCACATCCTCTGATATTATTGTGCTGAGTGCATGGCAGATTATTGGCTCCAGCAACAGATTTACCAACTGTCCATATCTCTGCATCTGGATATATTAATCTCAACCATCTGATTGATTGGTTGATTTCAAAGTCAGATTCAGACTTGCTGTGATATGGATAAACAAAAACCATTTCGAACAAATTTACATAATATTTATGATTAGAGAATTACCTCTTTATGATATTGTGATTGATCTTGATGATCCAGAAACAACAGTATCATTCAATTCATTGGTAGCCAATCCAGCACATGAGAAATCATTTGAGACATTCAGCAAAAAGATTGCTTATCAATTCAATGATGAGGAGCAAGTCATCACTGGAGTCGCTATATCTGCAGATACTCCCATATATCGAAGAGATCCTCAGACTAATGAAGAGTATTATGTGAACTTTTCAAAGCAAGCAATCAAGGATATTGTATTTGACTATGCTCGCAGAGATAATTTCAACAATGTAAATCTTGAGCATGATAGCAAGAGAGTGGTTGATGGAATCTATATGATCATGAGTTATATCATTGATGAGGCAAAAGGATTCACAGCTCCAGAAAGATTCAAGAATGAAAATGATGGATCATGGATTGTGAGTTACAAGGTAACCAATAAAGATGTATATGAGGCAGCCAAGGCTGGAATGTTTACTGGCTTCTCAATTGAGGGAGTATTCCAATTGCTTGAGACTGGCAAAGGATGGGAGCATGAATTCGCTTACATTTATCAAGAGCTTAAATCAGTCCAGGAATACATAAGATTTTACAATGACTATCCAGAAGCTGTGAGCAACAATGCTAAGAAAGGAATTGAGCTCAACCAAAAGTATGGAAATAAATGTGCAACAAGAGTTGGCCGCTTAAGAGCAACGACTTTGGCAAACAAGCAAACTGTCTCAGTGGCCATCATCAAGAGGATGTATTCATATCTGTCAAGAGCAGAGGAGTATTATAATCCAGATGACAATTCAGCATGTGGAACAATCTCATATTTATTATGGGGTGGACTTGCTGGAAAGAGATGGGCAGAGGCAAAGCTTAAAGAGTTAGGTATTTTCGAACAATAAATTATAATAAACATGAACAAAGAATTACAAACTATTAAGGAATTGATTGCTGAAATGAAAGCACAATTCTCAAAAAGCGTTGAAAGATTTGAACAAGCAACTTTGGCTGATGGCACAACTGTGATAGAGTATGAAGCTCTTGAGGTTGGCATGCCAGTATTTGTTGTTGCTGATGGCGAAATGATTCCAGCTCCAGAAGGAACTCATGCATTATCTGGTGAGCTTGCCGGTGTATCAATTGTTGTTGATGCAGAAGGTATCATCACAGAGATAATTGATGAGAGAGAAAATGAAGGAGATGGAGAGGTTGCTGTTGAGGAAACAAGTGCTGAGTCAATGAGTGCAGAGCAAGTTGAATCAATTGTAAATGCAAAACTTGAGGCATTCTCAAAAGCTGTCGAAGGCTTAGCAGAAATGACTAAGGCTATTGCAGAAAATAACGCAACATTGGTTAATGAGTTGAGTTCATTGAAAAGTGAATTCGAGGCTTTCAAAGCTCAACCATCTGTGGAAACCAAAGAAGCTGAGAAATTCAGCAAAGTTGGCAACTTGACAGCCAGACAACTATTTTTAAAAAATTCTAAAGTATAAATAAAATGTCATTAAAAAAGTACCTTAAAGGCAAATTTGACTGGGATGTTTCTGGTCTTGCCGCTTATGTTGATGAGCAAAGAGAAGACTTAATTGTTAAGTCAGTTACTGAAGCTCGCACATTACAATATGTAACAATTCAGCAAGGGATCAAAGGATCTCAAGAATTGAAATTAATGGATGATTCAATTGTTTACCAGGATGGTGATTGTACAATGACTCCAGATGGAGACACTGTATTCACTGATCGTGCAATCGCAGTTGAGACTCTTGGATA